CCAGGGGCTGGCCGTAGAGCTAATCCACTGGCAAAGCATCTCGGTCTTTGTAGTTTCGATTGGTTGCGTACTAACGGCCTCTTCTAATGCCGCCTCCGTGACCGTGTAGCCAAGGGCCGGATTAGCACAAGCCCAGCCGTCACGATCGGTTATCTTGGCGAATGGCGGAGCGCTGTATTCATAGTATCCGAACGATTTAGGCGGCGTACTCCTGGCCCTCTCGACAAGATCGTTCAGCACGGTGCTGAAGGAATCACCGGCATTGGAAGTCAGTAGGGTTTGAGCGTTCGGCTTTGCTCTCGTGGTTGGAGTTGCTGCGCGATAGCCTTCTTCCGAGATCTCGCGTACCTCGTCAATATAAAGCAGCGAGGCAGTACGTCCGCGAGAACCGTCTCTTGTAGCTGCGACCACATCCAGGCGATGGCCATTTTTTAGCTCTATTGATTCGGTGCCATTGGCAAAGCGGATCTGTTTAACCTGCCGGCTTAGCTCGTCACTACCCTCAATGGCATAAGCCACTTGGCGGAAAGTGTCTAAGGCCATTGACCGGTTAGAGGACATAATGAGCACGTTAGGGCTGTCAAATAAGAACATATGCCCCAGCATCATCATACGCGCCAGGTGAGTCTTGCCCTGTTGTCTGGCGCAGAGGATGAGGTTTGTCTTGCGAATAAACATCCCGGCATCGTCTACGGTGGTCATATCCCGAATTACAAAATCCTGCCACGGCAGCAAGGGCAATCCAATACTTTCTGCTAGCTGTGCGATCTCATCGCCGCGAGTATGGCCCGTGAGATACGGACTATGTAATCGCGGTTCAGTAGCCCCCTTACGGGGTGTAATGGTCTGGGTCATATATTTACTAATCCTGTTCAATCTGGCCTACGCACGGACCGGCTGGGACCGTACTGGTGGTTTTCGGGGAGGAATTGCTCGGAAAGGCAGGGGGGGTAGACTTCGACGCTAAAAAAACCCCCTGTGAACGTGAACCTTTAGAGCTATTACAACGCTTACAGCAAGCGATCATATTCTCAAGACTAATGGGATCGCCCCCATTCTTAATACTTTGTATATGGTCTACCGTGGTGGCATCCTGCCCACAATAGGCACACGTCCAGCCATCCCTGTTAAGCACGACTAACCTTTGTGCTTTGTATTTCCTGGTTAATCTAGGGTCCTGCCTACCGTGCACCATCAGTAATGACCGGTCTTTCTATGGTGTACCCACGCATTACAGGCTGTCTCGTATCTGTGTTTGATATAGCGAAGCCCAATATCTATCTGCCTATATGGATCACGTTCCTTCATTCGTAGCATTTGTGGGATTCCATAGGCTGTAGATTTAGGATTATCAGCTCTTGGATTCCATTGTGATTCACGTGTCCATAGGAGCTCTAAACATCTATATTCCTTGGCATCTATTAGTTTAAAGTGTGCATATAACTTATAGTTATTAATGTCTTTTGGTGTGTTTATAGCTGAGGCTGGTGTTGTGCCTAATACACAGAGCGCACCCAATAGCACCAAACAGCGCCTGCGAGCTACACGCCTCAGCGGCTCGCCAGCGCGTATGGAGCGTATCCCATAGGTCAAGTACAAAGCAATAATGTGGATAACTTTAACGGGCTGCCGGCGTGTTGTCCACAGGTTATTAGGGGTTGTGGATAACTTATTCATCGCACCCTACCTAACCCTGAACGCTTTAACGCAGCTACTGATTGATCGCCCATCGCGAACATAATGGTCAGATATTGAATCTGCGCGAAGCTATTACCACGTACGAACTTAAGCGCCGGGTCCATACACATAACGCCGTCGGCCTGATCCCAGGCCTGCTTGAACCAATTAGCCTTCGATGTAGGTACTAGGCATATGCCGTCACCGTGCTCTATAAACTTCTCAATCCATTTACGCGGTGACGAGTACGGCGGATTCATCCACACCGTACCCTCCCAAGGCGAAGCCAAGCCGTCATCGATAATTGTGTAGTGGCGTTTAGCCGGAATCCACGGAATACCACCCTCAGGCGAGGCTACGTCTAAATCGAACTCAATACCTAACGCCTCGAATATATGCGCTGGTGTGTAGTAATCGTCCGATGAGCCCGTATCGATCAAGTTATAGCCGAACTCCATATCTAGAGTCTCGCTCACTGATGACCCCATCCGGTTCCTTTGAAGCTGATACCAGGCGCGTGGTAAACCTGGCGCATATGCGTACCACAGCACATAGGGGCCGATACGGATGTAATCGGTTGCTCTAGCTCGTAGCGTATATTGCACATAACGCACTCATATTCATACATCGGCATCCTGGGACTCCATTAGACATACGCCCATAACCCCACATTTAGTACATTGCAGGGTTTTAACGTTAGGCGGCAGGTTGTCCGTAATGATGCGTTCGATCTGTTCGGTTACCTTCTTGCATTTACGGCACTCGTATTTATATGTGGTCATTACGCCCTGCAATCGGCACACAGCCACATTACGACTTCGCCGGTCACATCGCGTACATTGAATCCACCCAGTCCTGTCTGCCAGCTTTTGCATTGATCGCAATATTGAGCAGCTACCACGGTTATATTTCCGTCATCGTGGATCGTGGTTGCGTAGCCATCTTTAATAAACGTCAATTCTCCCATTACAGTTTTACCGCCTCGTCTATGTGTAAATACGCGACCGTTTTATCAACCGGGATAGTCTTGTTATAGGTTGATGCCGGCAGTTTTCGCGTGGTCCAAGTGACCTTTATCTTGCGTAGGTTAAACGCATATATGCCCTCAGGCGTTGAATTGATATAAAACGGCGTAAAGCCTAGTTTGTCCGCCTGTTGTACCAGTGACTCGTGCTTATCCTTTTCCAGGATTAACTCGTCATAGTGTGTATGGCGGCACTTTAGCTCGATGATTAACCGATAGCCCTGGCTGGTTGCATCTATATATTCGAAGGCATCGCTACTCATCTCTAAATCCTCTAAGTAGCGTGTCTTAATGTAATCAAATAGCCCGGCCTCTGTAAACTCTTTAGCCATTTTATACCTGTGGCTTCCACTTACCGTCAGAAGCTAAAACATACCAACGTGGGGTACATTGATTAGCCCGGTTCTTTTCCGTGCACTTGTAGGCAGCCCACGGCTTTCCGGTTGTCTTGGCTGTTCCTTCGGCCCAGACCATATGCCCGTGCGAGCATTGTGGCGCTTCAGCTACTAATTGACCGCCTAGGTTTGATGCAATATCGGTTATAGCTGTGGCCATTGTAGGAATGTCCTCGATGGCAGCCTTCGTGCTCCACGGGTCAGAATCAGCCGGTAGGACCTCAACCTTTTCCATATCCTGACGTGTAGGCCGTCCGGCATCGCTAGGACTTAAAAGCCCGATGACACGTCCATAAGCGGAAGTGACAGTATCCTCTACTAGCCAGCGCTTCATATTGTTAGGTAGCGAGGCAACGTTGCCATATGCGTAATCCACGGCACTCGGTACGTGATCTTCGTATTCACGATAGGCCTCGGCCCGGATTAAGATCGTACCCTTGGTTAAATCCATATCCTCGATAATGGCAACAAGTCTGCCTGTCGGATGCTCGGATCGAAAGCGCTTAATCCTGCTATTTACATCCTCGTAATTATCTAAGAATCCCATTAGATTAGCTCCTTATCTTTCAGAGCCTGTGCTATTGCCCGGCCGCGAATAAACCCTTCGCCGTGCCCCTGGCGGTAACCGATTGAATACCCGATCACCATAAACATAAAGCCCATACCGCAAGCGGCAAGGCCTATTAATAGGTCCATACTGTTCATTGTTCGCCCTTTGTTAAGGCCGAGCAGCTACCAAACCGAGTAGCCCTCCCGGCGTTTGTAGTATCAGTATGAGGCCTACCACTGACAAAAGGCAATTACCTGGCTAGGCGTGTCTCCAATAATATTTCGTAGATCTTGTCGATCTTTACGTCCATACGCTCTTGACGGGCCTCTATGTGGTCAATGCGACCGCGTAGGTTATGGCCGCCGTTGCTGTCAGGCTTTAGCTCGGACAGGTAATATTTTACAAAGTGACGGATAAGCCCAGCCCCCAGCCCCAAAATGGTACAACTCCCCAAAGTTATACCGACTACGAGCTGGACTTGTTCCATTACTTCTTGACCCCAAACTGACCTTCGGAAGGTTGAAGCGCTTTAAGTAATGGCCCGATTAGCCCGGCGATAAACGCGTTAGCCAATACTTTCGGATCTGATATACCAGACATATACAGCGCAGCGGCGCTAGCCAGCGCAGCGCGACCGTAGGATTTTGCAGCAGCTATTGCTTGTTCTTTCATTTCGTGCTCCTTAGTGCCCTTAAGGATTTTGGATAACTATAAACCTAAACTCTCGATTAAGGCTTTAGCCTTGGCCGGTGTCACATTGACCTCGAAGTGCATATCGTCCGGACGGCTCTTAAAATCGCCGCCCCATTTGAGGCCGTACTTCTTAGCCAAGGCCCGAATCATTGGCACCTTTTCAGCCGGGAACGTATCAAACTTACCTAGTGGATGCTTCGTCGCATTTAGATCGATGGCCGTCCCGGATGAGTGGCACGATAGTTTGGTTGGATTACCCCTAACCATCCTGTACGCATATGCCCAATCGTCAAACGTACCCTCATCGATCGGCTCGATCAGCTCGTGAAATTCAGCCGCGAAGGCTGCGAGTAGTGGCCCCACGCTCTCAGCACATCGCAGCTTACGATCCGTACCTTTTACAAGGTAGGACTTTATTTTTATAGCTTCCGGATCTTTAGAGGCCGGGTAGCCGTTATAACTAGTCTCCACTTGTAACGCTCGGTGTGGATTGTTCC